TTGAGCCCGAAACCACCGAAACACCAGCAAAAACAGATGCCTAAAACCAAATAAAACAACATAGGCGGATAAAAAACACGTAATTTGTTTGCGAGATTGGCCAAAAGTATGTACCTTTGCACTCGCA